TAGCAAACACATATTCCCAGGATCGATTTTGCAAATGTGCCTTGCCAGGTCTGATGATTGAAATAAATGCGGCCATCCTGGGTATGCTGTCTGGACGCATGGTCTTTAAAAGTTCTGTGTAATTGCCCACATGGGCCAGTTGGGTGGTCCACGCTGGATCCGTCCACAAGCGACTCCAATCAGGCTCTTTGGCCAGCATTTCTTCATAATGTTCTGGACTTTTTACCAGCTGATACACACCCATGTTTAACAAATCGATTTTGAAGTAACCCAACTGCTCAGCGGTTTTATAGTCTATGGCCGCACACGCATTCACAGGATCCCGGGGTATATCTGTGACATATACTCCGCTGTTGTGTTGACGAGTCTGACCTTGTGTGAACTGTCGTGCAGGTGTGGCCTGGATCAGGCTCAACAGTTGATCTCTGTTGGCCAGATCGATGTCAATATCTGCGCTCATTACCAGCCTGCTTTCTGCAACATTTCTTTTACGTATTCTTGATCGGCCACATAATCCGAAAACTTTTTCGTCCATACTTCAGAATCAATGTAGGGCCAGACCATGGCTATCTGTGTGGCATCCAGTTCGGCCAAAAACTTCTGCCCGCTCGTACAATTATACACTATCCAAGGGCTGATCCTACCAGTTGTGACAGCATAGACCATGGCGTTGGTATTGCCATAACGCAGACAATCCTCAGCCGGATTACCAGTTTGTTCCGACCAGTCTATGCCATGTTCCATGGCACGAGCCAAGGCATCGTTGACATTTTCCACTCGTAGATATTCTGTGAGATATTCGGTATACATGGTATCTCGACCCCAGTGATCAATCTTCTTGTTGTTTTTCAGCAACCATTCCACAAACCTGGCCGGGTTGATGGCCCGGACCGACACACAATATCTGCCAAACTTCACAAAGGCTCGATAGTAGGCACTGGTGGCAAAATCTTCAAAGGTCTTTAATCTGGCACTGCCTTGAGAAAGTTCATAAAACTTGAGATATGCATGCAGTCCCAGTTGCACCCCACGCTCATCTTGTTCCTGGAATCTACGCTTGGGTTCACACATGTGTACGGCCAGGCTGGTTTCCTTGACAAAACTTTTCTTGCAATACCTGCACTCGTAGGTCATTTTTTCGTGTCTTGCCCACTGAGACGTTGGTAGTCTGTCAGTTCTTTGGCTGTGGTGATTCGTGTCATGACGTCTAGTTCATCATCTTTTAAGTGCGGATAGATTTCGGCCAACTGTTTGCGAACACCTGTGGCACCAGGTTCACGTTTCTTGGGTGCGATCCACACATGTCGTTGTGTGCCTAGTCCAGGACTCACAGTGGTAGCACACAACCATTGTAATCTAGGATGACGATTGATGTCAAAAAATCTTTTGTTCAGTCGCTGGTTGGTGGCTATCACATAAAACTCCTGCAAGTCTCGTGAACCTTGTACAGCACTGCCCCAGCGTATCATGAGATAGTTTGAAAACTTCCGGCGTTCTTCGTCGGTGAGTTCGTTGTAGAATTCGCGATTCTTTCTATCAAACTGTGTCATTTCATTGGCTATGCTGAGTTTGTCCATTACCAGGCCCGATTGTAGTCCACAACTTCGCAGTTTCTGCTGATGTCTTTGACAAAGTACACACAGTCCGGCTTGTGACCTTCACCGATGGGCACACACAGCATCTGACCATTTTTTAGTTTGGGCGCATACCATGTGACTTCTTGATATACATCAATGATCTCTATGTCCAAGAAACTGGGCCTGAAACTGGTCAAGGGGTTGAACTGAAAGGCCTTAAACCCTCGGTCATTGATGGCTGTCAAAGGCAAAACTTCCAGGTCGCCCAGATCGGGTTCACCGATCAAGATCTGCCAGTCCACCGGCATCTTGATCACGGCATCACCTATGCGTAGCACCAAGGCCGGCGCTGTGAAACTTTCTAAAAAGATCAAGGGTATGTAGTGATAGTCCGGATCCTTGGGATCGCTATTGTCAAATATAGCGAATCTCATGTCATCCACTTCTTCAGGAAGATGATCTAGTTCAAACAACTCATTGTCTAGTGTTAGTATTCTCATAAGTTGATTATAACATGTTTTGTCGCAAGTGCAACCTTTACTTCCAACTCAGTTTCTCTTGTGTAAACGGATAGTTGGCCTCTCGATAAAAAGTCTTGCGTTTGGTCAAGTGACGTTTGGCAAATCTACAAGTCGACGTCACGTCCCAGATCTGCACATGATCCTTATCTTCGGCTTTGCGGATACCACGTCCTATGCTTTGGATCACACGCACAAAGCTCTTGCCCGGTTCAATCAAGACCAGATTAAAAATCCTGGGTATGTTGATGCCCACAGCGGCTACACCATAAGTGGCCACAATGATCTTGCCTGTTGCTTCGGCCACTTCATCATATTCATCTTGTCTGTCCTTGGCCTTGGTCGCACCTGAAACAAATACTGCGTCCTCTAACTGTTCCACTAGAGCTTGACCAGCGGCGATACGATCTACCAGCACAAGAGTGTTGCCTGTGGAATTGACCTGCCGAACTAAGTCAGCGATGGTCTTTAATCTGTCAGGTTCTTCTAATAGATATTTGAGTTCGCTTTGATAGTTGGAGAACTCAGCATGGTCTTCTAACTGCACAATGTTCACATGGCACTGTGCCAACACACCTTGGCTTTGCAGTTCACTGGCACTGAGTTTGCTGATTACCGGACCCAGACTGACCAATAGTGCCACGCTTTCGAACTTTTCCTTGGGTATGGTTCCTGTGAGACCCCAGCGTATGGGTATACGGCTCATAACACCTGTGAGCAGAGTTTTCAGTGCGTCGGCCTTGGCCATGTGTACTTCGTCCACGATAACACATACCACACCCTCGATAAACTCACCAATGGTGCAATCATCTTCTGTGGTTCCGTTCTTGGTATTCTTCAACAATACATTCAAACTCTGCCAGGTGCAAATGGTGTGTTGACGGCCCCACTCTTTGCGGTCGCCAAAGTACACGCCCACGTCCAGGCCCATGTTGATGTAGTCTTTTTCTGTCTGTGTGACCAGGCTCTTGTTAGGAACTATGACTATGGAACGACCATAGGCTGTAACAGCATCCGATAAGGCCGCGGTCATCACTGTTTTGCCTGCACCCGTGGCCACTTCTTGCAGGCACTGTGGATTGGCCAAGAAGTTGTTGATGATCTCTACCTGATAGTCTCTCAGCCGCATGGGCTCTCCGGCTGCAGGATGACCCGTGGGCCAGGCTATGTGCTTGTAACTGTCTTCAGTTACCTGGGCAAACTCAAACGTGGTTAAGTAATCTCTTTGATCATCTAGGTCAATGTCATAATTGAATTTTTCCAAGATGGGCATAATCTCAGGCAATAAGTTTATGTAGGTGCTGCCGCCCAGTTGGAAATACGAAACCTTGCCATCCCACCGACCCAATCTTACCGCTGGCAAGTATCTGGCATAAGGCACATCATACTTGAATGCATTGACCAGACTACGACGTGCATCTAAATCAAGTCCTTCAATCTTGATATTTACTTCGTCACGTATTATGATTGTAGCTGTTTTCAAGTAGTAATTTCCAAATAGAAATAGTTACCTTCTATTACAACATTTTTTGTAAAAATCTTTCTAGCCATAGTTAGATTTTTTTCCCAATCGACTAAATTTCCTAATGCTAATTCGTGTCCATGTGGCGTCAATTCCTTTTCTTTGCACCATGTTAAAAACTCTTGAGGAGCTGTAATTGTGTATGGGCGCATTAAATTAATCCCTATAGAAGCATCAATGTTGTCCCAATTAACATTGTCTCTGTAAATATCTTCATAGGTGTCTAAAGTTTGGAATTTTTCAAAGAAGTTTCTACCATGCCCGGGATAATTTAGACAAAGATGACAAACTTGCCAATCGTAAAAATTATCCTTGAATGGATTTAATTCTCGCCAGTGCGTAGGATCTCTGAACGTCCAGTTAAAAGAACGTTCTATAAAATGAATATGGCAATTCATTTCTTGATATGCTTCAAAAAGCTTCTGATCAATCTTGTAAAATAGTTCAGTGAGCTTAGGCCATTTAATTCTTGATTCACCCCAGTCTTTGTGAAGTTTATTCAGTTGCCGCTGGTCATGCCAATTGGTTGGCAAATCAAAAAGAGGCATGTTCAATTTTTTTAATGCATTATTTACTTTTTGAATGTAAATCTTTTCCTCTTCAATCAATTTTCCAGTATGAAGAGTGTGCGTTAAACGATCTATGACTTGACTTCCTTCACTGAACTGATTTCCTAAACGTTGACAAGTTGAAACAAACCATTTGGCCAGTTCTGTGTTTATAACATCAAATAACAAATTATCGCCAGTTTTTTGCCAAGTAAGTTGAATGTGCATATTAGATAGATGGAGTTGGATGCGTAACTATTATAACATATTCCAGAATGCAAAGTCAAAAAAACAGGCACCGAAGTGCCTGTGTAAAATGGGCAGTGTTGCCACTCCCCAGGAGCTACCAATTAGTTGTATAACAACTGTATAGGTTCCTCGAAAAAAGTACATGGCATAACCAATCGAGGCAAACCAGCATCGGGTGTAATACTAATACGATGTGGTATTTGAGAATTAAAAACCACTGGGTGTAACAATTCAAACTCGTCGATTTTTTTACACTTATTCAAGTCAACACTTTTTAAGTCATAATAAGTCGACCCAAATTGATTGACAATCGGTTTGACTGTTTCCAATATTTCTTTTGGAACTTCATACCATTGATTAAAAGTATTTTTTGTGTTTAAAATAGGAAAATTAATTTTGGCCGTAACTGGAAACTCATCTATGTGTAGATCAACATCCTTGTGCTGATTAATCACAGTTATTGCCACTTCTCTAATTTTGAGACCCAGGGAACGAAAATATTCTGATATTTCAGGAACTTCTTTTAGCAAAGTCACAGTGTCTATCTTGTTCCACAATGCAAATTTTTTGTTTTCAAAAAAAACACTGTGAGTTTTTAACCAATCTATTACCTTGTCAGAAATAATAGATTGCTGAGGACAGTCCAACACACAGTATGATCTCAATGGCATAGATTATAGATTACGAGTTTTTCATGCAAGTGCTTGCAGCCAAGGCCTTCCAATTGTCTGCACTGACCTTGGTCAAGTCCGCAATCTTTAAGGCCATACGCAGGCTCATTTCACGGAGTCGATCTTTGTTGGCATCCATGAAGTTGAGAATTTCGTCACCTTGTTCTGGTGTAAAATCATAGTCGTTAAATAGTTGTCCTTGGCGGAAGATCTGCTTGATACGCAAGAAACGATCACGCATGGTGTTGAGTGTGAGGTCCAAGAAATGGCAACGACTCTGCAGTGCCTCCAAATGGTCTTGCAATTTCTTGCTACGGAGATTCGTAAACTGCAAGTTGGTGATGAAGATACAGGCACCCTTGAAGTCAAAGCAGTCAGGCACACCTTCACGACGCAACATGGCCGAGTCCGAGTTCCAGTAGATTCGGCGTTTTTTGCCTGAATCTAATGCGGCCTTGAGGATGTTCAAGCTCAAGTCATCTTGGAATACACTGTCACAGTCGTCGAACACCAAGACGTTGTTGGGATCTGAGTGTTTGTACAGAGTGCAGTACAAACCAATCGGAGTCATGGCACCTTTGATCACTTCATACTTGATCTTGCGACCACTGAGCTTGTCAAACAGGCCCGACTTCTCCAGTTGTTTTTCTACACCGTAGCTCTTGCCCACTCCAGGAGGGCCCACAACAATCATGGCTCGCACATCACCGGCTATGGTGGCCTTGGTCATCTGATCCAGGATGTCAAATCGTTGTTCGATACGATCCATGACTTCGTCATCTGTTTCCACTGCCTGGGTAGTGACCTTGGGTACATCCACAGGCTGACCACCGGTGAACTCTAGGTCTTCGATCGTGTCCACTTTGATACGAACCACATCGGGAACATCTGGACCAAAATAGCCATCTGCCTGAACTGTCACATAGCCTCCTCGGGCGCCAGTTTGAAAACCCTTGACCAAGTTAAAGATCATACCGTTAACGGGTTGATTGCGATACGACCCATTTTTAACGAGAATAGTCGACATACATCTAGCTCCTTCTTTGATTGTTTTAATAGTATTATTATAGCAAATGGACAATTATTGGTCAACCAGCTCTAAATACGGGCTGGCAACGAGTGTTGCCAAAAAAAAAACAACAGTCATTTTTTGGTGATTTTCTTGACTTCGTCTTCGTAGCGGATTTGTGCTAGAAAAACGGTGTATGTAAGAAATATGCAGGACGCAATGCCTGCCCAGATCACAATCAAGGGCACCATGTCAGGCGTTACCACCTGGCTCAACCAATGGAAAAATCCTGTAACTGCAACAACAATGGCTATAATACCTGCTGTCAATGCACCTGCTCGTAGACGTAGATGTTGATTCATATGTGTCTTTCTTGAAAAATGTTGCGAAAAAACTACATTATGTTGCTAGTATAGCAGGATGGCTGTTATTGGTCAAGTCATAAAAAAACCCTACATTTAGTAGGGTTTTTTTTTGAAATCCAGTAAACTATACATGCAAGCCTGCATCTACAATTAAATTGCATGCGAATGTTCCTACGCCAGACACAATGGGCACTTCATATCCGTATTCACCTGGTGGTTGGCTAGCAAGTGTACTGATGCCATTAATGAACACATTAGATTTACACTGAGGCGCAGAAATAATCTTATAGTTGTCGGGGCCACTGGAGATATTGCCTTGGGCACTATAATTGGTCAAAATCTGCTCTACATACACTAGATTTCCGCCGCTAAAGTTAATGTTAAATGGAAAAGTACCAGCCGCGGCAATGTCTATTTCGAATGTGAACATCACAACTTGCCCATCGGGCGACACCATAATTTCTTCTTGATTGAGCGTGGGTATAGTGCCCGAAAACACTGTGGCACCATTGTAGCTGACATCGGCATTACAGATATTGGACCCGTAGCCGTAACCTTTTACTTGAACTGTTCTGTTTGCCATATATTAATCCTTTGTTAAATTTATTTATCATCTCCAATGCTGTAACACCTGCACATCTGTGATTTTATCGGGCTTGGGCGAGCCGTGAAATACCAGCACACTGGCTGATTCAGGAATCTGGGTACCTGTACCTGGCGTGTGTCCACGTCTACGCCGGAAATCGAAGCCGCCATCTTGACACTGCCAACGCCAGCTTACTATAGAATTTGAGTCTAAAAATCTGCGCTGATCCTGTGCGATCACAGCGCCAATGTAGTCCTGATCTCCGTGATGTTGCCGCATGACCGTGACAAGATCTTGTGCTTTAAAAGTTTGCCAGACCTGCTGATATTGCCGGGTGTCCCACCACATGACACTGCTGTTGATGCCGGTATGCGTGGGTCGCCACAGATACTTGAAATCACGCACAGCCCAGAAATACTGGAGAGGTTGTTGCCAGATCCAATCTATGTTGTTGACTATCACTGTATCAAGATCAAAATACAACAAGGGTCCAGCATGATGTTCAGAATTGAACATCTGCATCTT